GGCTAATGAGGTCTATATTGTTGCTTACAAAAACAATAAGACAGGCGGTGTTGAGTTCAGTCTGATTGTCTCTAAAGAGGCTTTTCTTAAACGTGCAGCACAAAGTCCAAATTATGAGGGTTTTGAGGCTGGTGTTGTTGTTATAGATGAAAATGGTATCCAAACCGAACGGAAAGGCTCACTAATCTTGCCAACAGATAAACTTGTTGGCGGTTGGGCTAGAGTGTACCGTAAAAATTTCAAGGTGCCAGTTGAAATCTATCTGTCACTTGCTGAGTATAACAAGGGTAAAAGCACTTGGAACTCAATGCCAGCAACAATGATCAGGAAGACAGCCCTAGTCAACGCTTTACGTGAGGCATTCCCTGAGGATCTGGGAAATCTGTCCACGGAAGATGATGGCGGTGAAACTTTTGACCGTATCAAACAGGCGGAACCTGTTGAAAGCCGTGAGGATGTCATGGCACGCAAAATGGCTCAAATTGAGCAGATGAAACAGGAACAAGCTCAAAGACAGATTGACACAAGCTATCCAACTGATGATGTGATTGATCCTGATGATGAGCCAGTACAGGGTGAGCTATTGGAAGATTTGGAATACTAGGAGGACAACATGCAAGAATTACAAGTAAAGGTAACACAGGCACAAGTTGAAATCATTGACCGTGAAAAATTTGAGCAGAATATCAATGATGTTGTAGCAAAATACCAAAATTATACAGTAACAGCTGCAACCATCAAAGAAGATAAGCAAGTTCTAGCTGATCTACGCAAACTCAAGAAACAGCTTTCTGATGAGCGTATCAAAGTTAAAAAAGAACTCTCAAAACCAGCTGATGAGATTGATGGATATATCAAACAAGCAAGCAAACCGCTTGATGATACGATTGATAAGATTGCAGCAGATGTTAAGGCTTTTGAGGAACATCAGAAAGCTGTCCGTCTGGATACTGTTAAGAGCTATCTAGCTAACAAAGCCTCTGAGTACACGCTTGACCCTAGGCTGTTTGATGAAAAGGCTCTTGAGTACATCAAAGCTGGTGACTTTATGGCGGATGGTATGACGCTTAAAAAGGTCACAATGAAGTCACTTGATGACATGGTTACCTTTGAATTTCAGAAACAACAGGAATACGAGAAAGCCAAGGCAACCATTTCAGGGCAATGTGCTGAGTACGGCATGACTGATCAGCCGTATATCCGTATGTTACGTGACTTGACTGTATTGGAAGTCCTAGAACAAATCAAGTCTGACTACGCCTTCGAAAAGCAAAAACAGGAAATTGAGCAGGCTAGACTAGAAAGAGAGCGACAGTTAGCGGCTCAGCAAGCTAAAGAGCAGGAACAGGCTCAGAAATCAACAGAGACCCCAAAAGTTGACCCAGAAACAGGCGAGATTTTGGATGGTGGGCAATTATCCCAAAATGAGCCTGACACGCTCAGAGGGGCTGGAAATGAGCCGAAACGCTACACACAGAAAATGACCTTGGAAGTCTATTTTGCCAACACAGCAGAAAAAGACTTATTTAAGGCAGGACTGTCAGAGCTTGGTTTTGAACACAAGCAAAATTATCAGGTTAGCGGCTATCAACGGATTGAGCCAGTAACTCAAGAGCAGCTCAATGAACTATGTGGGTGGTAGTTATGGAAATTAGAACAGTATCAGATAGTGTGGCCATATACTCAGACGGTCAACGGTTGCAGGTTATCCACAATCTGGGAGATGAGTTTATCTTAGATTTTGACTTTCAAACAGAGGAAGTGGTCAATATAGATGACTTGACTACTCATGTTGTGGGTGACATTGTACCAGTATTCAAGGTCAGCGGCTACTGCTCAAGGGGTAGGGAGGATATGTACCGCTTGAAATGGGCTATCCGTCAATTTGAAATATTTGAACAATACTTAAACGACTATCAGGCTGACTTGCTTGATTGGTGGAAAAATCCAGGAGGGGAAGATGGCAACTGATGAAATTGAAATCAGTAATGAGCAGGCATTGATGGGGACACAATTACAGATTGGTAAACAGGTCATGATGGCTTTGCTTGAATTACATAGTGACAGCAATAAAGGTGGGATAATTCTGCCCATAAAACTAAATGACATAGATTTTAATGTCACGATTGAAAGGGACTAAAAATGGTAATTTTTGAATTTATTTTATTAGCAGGTTGGACTTTCCTATGGCTATGCCTAGGGTTCCTACTAGGTGAACGCAATGCAGGAAAGGACAAGTCAGATGATTAACAATGTTGTACTGGTCGGAAGATTGACCAAGGACGCTGAGCTCAGGTACACGCCATCTAATGTAGCGGTAGCAACGTTCACTCTTGCCGTCAATCGCAACCGTAAAAATGAAAATGGAGAGCGTGAGGCTGATTTTATTAACTGTGTGATTTGGCGCCAGCAGGCTGAAAACCTTGCTAACTGGGCTAAGAAAGGTGCTCTGATTGGTGTTACAGGTCGCATTCAGACTCGTAGCTATGACAATCAGCAAGGGCAACGTGTCTACGTTACTGAGGTAGTTGCAGAAAGTTTCCAACTCTTGGAAAGTCGTGGTCAACAGAACCAAAGTAACTCTTTCCAAAATGGAAATTCAAATAGTGGTAATTTCCAAAGTGGAAACAACCAAGGTTATCAGTCTCCATTTGGTAACTCAAACCCTATGGACATCTCTGATGATGACCTGCCTTTCTAAACGATAATTTATAAAGGAGACAGACAAATGGCAACATCACAAACTTACTTTTATGTTTTTAGTCAAAATAACTCTGGTGGGTACTTTGTAAAGGACGAAAATGTAGCGCCTGAAATCATCATTGAGGCTACAGAGGAAGTACTGGCTATGGCACGATTGGATGAAATTCTGAGCCAAAAACCAGAATATACGAACTTTTGCCCTTGTTGTGGCAGGCGTTGGTATCCAGAACATAGTGACGTTTATCTTCGCTATTGGGTGAGTGATGAACAGTATGAAGAGTTTGAAGCAGAAAGAGACGGATATGAGGCCATGTTCTATCCTTTAGAGGGAGAGCATAGACTCATACCATGGTTGAGGTATGGCATGTATAACTATCTGCCTAGTCCAAACTTTGAATGAGTATGAGGGTAATATGGAGTGGGTAGACTGGGTAATGTATCAGCCTCAAACTAAAAGCAATATTATCACCAAGATTGAAAATGACGGATACACCTACCCTCGTTATGATAAGTCAAAAAATGGTGTGAAATTTGTAATGTGCCTGGAGTCAATCAAAAATGACTGTCAGGCAGTATGGATCAGACTAAGTGAGGTTTATCCTCTACAAACAAAACTATTTTAACAGGAGAACAAGATGAAACTTTTAGCTAAAATCATTTTCAACTTTCTACGGACAGTAGACCTGATTAACCAAAAAGGAGGACTTTACTAATGCAAAATAAAATTGATATACCTGGTACATCAATCACGCTTGAAATAGCAGGTAAAGAAATCAAAGTCAAGAATAAGATTGAGTATGATATTGAGATGGCTTTCAAAAATCAGGACGCAGAGCCATCTTTGGATGAGAATGGTGATGTTTTTGAACCCCTATTCTGGCTCAGTATCGTTGCTAAGCCTCAGAAACCTATTGAGTTTCATTCTAGTTTAGGTGTGAAATCAGAAAAACGTAAAGCTACTGAGCTACAAAAATTCTTTGAGTTCATTGAGAACAACAAACAGAATTTGTTTGATTTGTGTGGTTTCAGAGGAGAGTTGGAATGAGTAGCTTGACATTGTCACTGGATGTCTCTACTACTGGAACAGGTTGGGCTGTTTTTGATGGCTCAACCTTAATACAGAGTGGAGTGAGCAAACCAAAACAGAAATCTTTCTATGAGCGTGCAAAGGCTATAGCCAGTGAACTCAAGACTATTCAACTGAGGGCAATCCAGGAATACGATAAACCTTTTGAGGATATAGTGGTAGAACAGAATACGGTCCTAGGTCCAAATCAACAATCATCTATCAAAATTGGGATTGCTACTGGCGTTATTTTAGGGCGTCTTTTGTCTGAGGAAGTATATTTTGTCAACGTTTCTACATGGAGGAAATATTGGAAATTTAGCTACAAGGATCGCAGTAAGAAATCAATGAAACAACAATCGGTACTGACTGTATTGAGGGAGTTTAACAAACAAGTTAAGGATGATGAGGCAGACGCTATCTTGGTTGGTTCATATTTTGTCAACATTGGCAAAGAATTGGGTAAGTTAGAAAGCCATAGAAATAGAATTTGAGGTCATGAAATGGATGAATTAAAGAGGTACAGCCCACTTTTAGGGCTAATCTGTATGCTTTTCTTTGCTGGAGGTGTCGCAACTGCTACACTCTTTGATGATGAAACTCCACAACGGCAGCCTATCATCATTCATGTAGTCGATAATGCAGGCGGTGTGATGGTTGGGCAAATCACAGATAAGGAAATCATAGAGGGCCGCTACACAGTCACGGCTGAGGCTTATGGTAAGTTTTTGGTCACCAAAGAACAGTACGAAAGCCTCAAGGTCGGTGATGAAATCCCTGAGTATTTGAAGAAAAGAGGAAGTTGAGATGAGAAATCTTTGGGAAGAAACTATAGAAGTTCTAAAAGAACACGGCAAAACTTTTGATGGGGTCAGATATATTCAAGGTCAAGATTTCAAAATTACTAAAGAAAATTTTGAGCGAGTGGCTAAAAAAACTGAATACTATGCGGGTTTTGGGTCTGCTAAAGTTGCAGAGGATTTAGTGCTAGTTGGTAAAGGTTGGTGGCTTGAACGCCATGAATACGACGGAGCTGAAAGTTGGCACTATAAAGAGGCACCGAAACAAGTCAATGAGCTCAGAGAAGTTAAGCGGCTTGCAGGCGGTATGTGGAGTACTTTATCTGAAATAAATGACCCTGATATGGAGGATTTTCTGCCATGAACAAACGGCAACGTAAGAAGATGTTTACTAGAGCTTTCTCCAAGGCTTATGATGAGAGTATGAAATGGCAAAGAAAAAAAGAGCAGGTCTCTATCACGACAGTTAAGGATAGGAGAGGTAAAGTCTATATTATTACCTCTATCACCTCTCAAGTTGAAATCATGAAGAATTGGACTAATAGCCCTGAGGAAATTACTATAGAGGGCTACATGTTGAACAATGAAAGGATGGGATTGAAATGAAACCTAGAAAATATCCATACTCAGGAAGACAAGGATTGACCAGGACTGGCCTGCCAAGGTTTATACAACTTGGCAATATCGCCATTGATAGCAAATTCATTGACAATATTGAAATGTTTGAATGGGTAGGACCAAATGAAACGGTAATTCATCTAAGAGTCCCTAAATTCTTTGCTTACGAAGAAAAACAAATCACGGTGCAGTTGAAACTCAATCAAGTGTTAAAAATCCTGAACCGTTACTAAAACAAAAAAGCCAAGGCACTCTCTGCCCTGGCTGTGGTAAATAACTCACATACATTATACCACAAAGGAGACGAGAGTGAACAAAGCTAAAGAGCTCTTGAATGAGCTACAAAATCTTGATATGGACATTCAAAGCCGTATAGATGAAATCAATGAGCTTGAGGAAGGTTTGCTCTCAAGCCCCAAGTGGACAGCAGACAAGGTCAAGGGTGGTCAGGCTAAAAAGGTTGATGATGTCTATACCCAGCTAATCGTGATGAAAGAGGCGATTGAGCAAGATACCAATGAAGTTATTAACAGGAAACTTGAGTTAGGTAGATTGATTAACAAGCTGAAAAATCCAAAGCATAGGGCAGTATTGAGAATGACATACATCAATAAAGGCACTGCTGATAGCGTGTGTTACGATTTAAAAATAAGTCGTACAACCTATTACAGATTAAAGAATGAGGCTGTTTCAGCCTTGGAGGAAGTAGTCTGACATTATTGGGAGCGTGTGGGACTTTTTGGAACAGCACGGTTCTAAAAATCTGCTAGAATGGTAGTATCAAGAATTGAAGAGAGAGGTCTCAGAATTGGTAGATGGTTACCTGAAAACAGGGGGCGTAAAGCCTTGGAGGTTCGAGTCCTCCCCTCTCTTTAAGGGAATATAGCTCAGTTGGTAGAGCGCCTAGTTGAAGCCTAGGAGGTCGCTGGTTCAATTCCAGCTGTTCCCATTGTATCTCTGTGAGTAGCTATCACAATAGAGGTACAGGGCGGTAATTAGATTTAGGCTGATTAACCTGTAGGACAGAGATAAAGTAGCGCTATATAAGGCTCTGGTGGGGGAGGCACCCACTTACCGCATACAGTCACTCACTGAGTGGCTTTTTTTATATTTCAAAACAAATAAACAGCAGGAGGTTTAGGCTTGGGTAGAGCGAGAGACCCCAACCGAGACAAAGCATTTGAAATCTATTCAGAGAACAATGGAAACATTGAACTGGTTGAGATTGCTGAGCGATTGGGTGTTTCAGCTGGCACTGTCCGAGGTTGGAAAAGTAAAGACAAATGGGAACCTAAAATAAAAGGAACGTTCCAAAAGAAAAATACGGAACGCTCCAAAAAGCCAAGGGGTGCTCCAAAGGGCAGTAAGAACGCTCTAGGGCACGGAGCCCCTAAGGGAAACACCAACGCCCTAAAACATGGTTTGTTTGCTAAGTATCTGCCACAGGAGGTGTATGAGATAGCACAGGAGCTATCAGACAAACAGCCAATAGACATACTCTGGGAAAATATCACGCTGACCTATGCTAATCTACTGCATGCTCAGCGTATTTTATTTGTCCAAGATGTAGAGGATAGCGATACCTTTGTTACTAGTACAGGCAAAGCTGGTACAGGCTATGAACATCATACGGCATGGGATAAGCAAGGAAAGGCTCTAGCTGCAATAGCAAGGGCACAGTCAGAGCTTAAAAGCATGATCAAGACCTATGATGAGTTGACACGCTCACCTCTTGTCACAGAGGAACAACGATTGAGAATTGACAACCTCAAGGCTCAGCTAGGCTCAGATGATGAAGATGATACGGTCATTACTGGATTTACATTTGATAGGAGTGAGTACAATGGCGATACTGAACCTAGCAAAGTTGATTAACCCAGTATTTGATGAGGTACTCTTTACACCCAAGAGCCATATTGTGTTAAAAGGGGGGCGTGCCTCTACTAAGTCATCTGTTGTCTCTATTGATCTAGTAAATGACTTTATTAGTGACCCTCTGGGTAATGTGGTAGTCCTACGGAAAGTGGGAAAGTACCTGAGAATGTCTGTCTATGAACAGATAAGATGGGCCATTTATGAGATGGGGCTAGCCAATCAGTTTAAGTTTGGCAAGTCACCGCTACAGATTACCCACAAGAAAACAGGTACAGCCTTTTACTTTTATGGCGTAGATGACCCAATGAAACTCAAATCACAGAAGATAGCCAAGGGCTATGTTATGTCTGTGTGGTTTGAGGAATTGGCAGAGTTTGCAGGTCGTGAAGACATAGATATAGTTGAGGATACCTTTATCCGTCAAGAGCTGCCTAATGGCAAACAGGTCAAGGTCTATTTCACATACAACCCACCACGCAACCCTTATGACTGGATAAATGAATGGGTAGCTGAGAAAGCAAGTGACCCTACCTATCTGATACATCACAGCACCTATCTTGATGACATACTAGGTTTTTTGTCTAGGCAGATGAAAGAGAAGATAGAAATGTACAAGGAAACTGACCCTGACTATTACCGTTGGATGTATCTAGGAGAAGTTATAGGACTTGGTAATCATGTCTACAACATGAACTACTTTAAGCCACTAGACAGCCTGCCTGATGATGACAAGCTGATAGGTATATCATTTGCCCTAGATACAGGACATCAGCAGTCAGCCACTGCCTGTGGGGCTTATGGGCTTACTGCTAAGGGTAATGTTATCTTGCTTGATACGTTCTACTATTCACCAGCTGGCAAGACCATCAAGAAAGCACCTAGTGAGCTAACTGTGATGATCCATGACTTTATAGACAAGGTTATGAAACAGTACAGAGTGCCTAAGCTCAAGATGACTATTGATAGTGCGGAGGGAGCTTTGAGAAATCAATACTTTAAGGACTATGGCGAACGCTGGCACCCAGTGGCCAAGAAGAAAAATCAGACCATGATTGACATGGTTATCAGCTTACTAGCTGAGGGACGCTTTTACTACCTTGACATCCCTGCTAACAAGGTCTTTGTTGAGGAACATAAAATGTACCGCTATGACGACAAGACTATTAACTCTGATGATCCAAAGGTTATCAAAGAAGATGACCACACGGTAGATGAGTTTAAGTATTTTGTCCTAGACAACGCTAGGGAGCTAGATTTGAAAGCCTAAAGGAGCTAACAATGGGAATAGTACAAACTATCAAGAATTTCTTTACAAGGAGTAAGTATGTGATGACCACACAAAACTTAACTAATATCACAGACCACCCTAAAATAGCGGTGTCTAGTGCAGAGTATGACCGTATCAGGGAAAATCTCAAGTATTTTGCAGGGCGTTATCCACAGATTGAGTATAAAGATAGCAACGGCACAAAACAAAAGCGAGATTTTAACCATTTACCAATAGGAAGGACAGCCTCCAAGAAGATTGCAAGCCTAGTATTTAATGAACAGGCTGAAATCAAGGTAGATGATGAGAAAGCTGATGAATTTATTCAGGACCAGCTACAGAATGACCGCTTTATCAAGAACTTTGAACGTTACCTAGAGAGCTGTCTAGCTCTTGGTGGACTTGCTATGAGGCCTTATGTTGATAAGGACAAGGTCAGGGTGGCATTTATTCAAGCCCCTGTCTTTTTACCACTCCAATCTAACACTCAAGATGTGTCAAGTGCTGCTATCATCACTAAGACAATCAAATCAGAGGGGAATAAGCAGAAGTATTACACGCTTATTGAATTGCATGAGTGGAGTAAAGATGACAAGTACACGGTAACCAATGAACTCTACAAGTCTGATAATCATAATATTGTAGGAGCTAGGGTGCCATTGGCTGAACTCTATGAAGACTTGGAAGAAGTCGCTGACTTGAACGGTCTGAGCCGTCCATTGTTTACTTACTTGAAAACACCAGGTATGAACAACAAAGATATTAACAGTCCACTTGGGCTTTCTATCTTTGATAATGCAAAGACTACGATTGATTTCCTGAACACCACCTATGATGAGTTCATGTGGGAGGTTAAGATGGGTCAGCGGAGGGTTGCAGTTCCAACTCAGATGATTAGCACGCAATACAACACGGACGGTGAGAAAGTCACAGTCAAGCGTGAGTTTGAGACTGGTCAGAATATCTATGAGCAGTTTGACAGTGGCGACATGGACAAAGGTATAGGTATCACAGACCTTACAACTCCTATCCGCTCTGATGACTATATCAAGGCAATCAATGAGGGGCTATCCCTTTTTGAAATGCAGATAGGCGTATCAGCTGGCATGTTTACTTTTGACGGTAAGAGCATGAAGACAGCTACTGAGATTGTCTCAGAGAACTCTGACACTTACCAAATGCGTAACAGTATTGTCAGTCTAGTTGAGCAATCCCTAAAAGAGCTGATTATCTCCATGTTAGAGCTTGGGAAAGCCTATCAACTCTACAAGGGCAATATCCCAGACATGGACGCTATCAGCATTAACCTTGATGACGGTGTCTTTACAGACCGAAACGCTGAGCTTGACTACTGGATTAAGATAGTTAACGCTGGCTTTGGTACTGATGTCATGGCTATTGAGAAAGTGCTCAACGTGACCCCTGAGAAAGCTAAGGAAATCAAGGCTGAAATTAGTGGCAATGCCATTGATAAGGCAAGTAGTGAGCGTAGCCCTGATGATGTGGGAGTGTATGGAGAGTGATTAGATGGCTGATGACAAGAAGAAACCAATCAAGCTCAATGATGAGCAGTTAATGCTTGACGCTAGTCAGGTTGCAGACATCTATCATCAGCTTACTCTGGATCTATTTGACCAAGTTATAGACCGTATCAAAGAGCGTGGCTCTGCTAGTCTGGATGACAATCCCTATATTTGGCAACTGGAAAAAATGAATGAGGTGGGGCTACTCAATGAGGATAACCTCAAGCTCATTTCAGACCGTTCAGGAATTGCTGAGGAACAGCTGAGGTATGTCATCCAAAATGAGGGTTATCAAATCTACAAGAACACCAAAGAGCAACTATTAGAGGCTACTGGTGGTGATTTTGTGGCTAACAGCCTCATACAGACCAACCTTGCAGCTTATGTCAATCAGACCATGGGAGATATTAACAACCTTATCAATACCACACTACCAAAGAGCGTGAGAGAGGTTTACCAGTCTATTATTGAGGAGGCTACAGCAAAGGTTGTCACAGGTTTAGCAACATCAGACAAGGCTATTTCTGATACGGTCATGAAATGGGCCCAAAAGGGCTTTTATGGCTTTACCGACAGTCAAGGGAAACGTTGGAAAGCTGATACCTATGCTAGACAGGTTATCAAGTCAACAGCTTGGCGTGTCTATCGTGAGGTCAGAATGGCTCCAGCTGAGGAGTTAGGGATAGATACCTATTACTACTCAAAGAAAGCCACAGCAAGGGAAATGTGTGCCCCTCTACAACATCAGATAGTCACTACTGGAGTTGCTAGAACTGAAAAGGGCGAGCGTATCCTGGCATTATCAGATTATGGATATGGATCAGCTGGAGGCTGTCTTGGTATTAACTGTTACCATGAAATCACACCTTTTGTGGTCGGTGCTAACTACAAACCTGATTTACCAGACAATCTCAAAGACTTAACGCCTGAGCAAGCTATTGAAAATGCCAACGTACAAGCCAAACAGAGAGCCCTAGAGCGGTCTATAAGACAATCCAAGGAATTTTTACATGTTGCAGAGAAACTTGGAGACCAAGAACTGATAGACAAGTATAAGAGCAAGGTAAGGATACAACAGGGAGCTATGAGGGATTACCTCAAGCAGCACCCATTCCTACACCGTGATTATGCTAGGGAGAAATACTATGATGACCCTTATACCAAGGCTAAGAAAGAAATCAAGGTCAGAAAAGAACTTGAAAAACTTGAAAAGCACAGGGCAGAACAAAAAGAAATGCGTGAGAAGTTCAATTCAGCTGTCAAAAGTGGTATAATTAAGACAGAAATTAACAATGAGCATTTTGAAAACCATGTCAGAGGAACTAAGGGATATGACAAATATCTCCAGAAAAACCTTGAAAAAGGAGCACCTCCACCAAGTTATCTGACAATCACTAAAGAAGAATGTCAGGCACTTGTAGACAGGTATGCTGGGACAGGGCAATTTAAGTACAATCCCAAATCAAACAAAATGCAAGAAATCATCTCACAAAACAAACCGATAGGAACTTATATAGACCCTAGAACTGGTGAAGTAATTGAGAACGCTACTGATTTCCGTATTCATTACAGTAAAACTGGTTCACATATTGTGCCAACAATCAAAGGGAAAGGAGGCCGTAAATGAGTAAGCAACTTTGGAACTACCTACGTTCAACAGTCCAGGTAGTCAATAGTGATGGCGAAATTATCAAAGGACTTGTCACAGATTTTGTTGATGAAATGGATAATGACGAACAAGATGAAATCACTATCCTCATTGACGGCTCAAGTCCTGATGAGCCTACAGAAGTCTCTCTGTATGAGAGCGAGATTGTTTCAATCCAAGTAGTCACTTAGCGCTTAGTTCAATCTAGGCGCTTTTCTTATGCCCAAAAACAGGAGGTAAACCATGAATAAACGTATCAAAAAGAAACGCTGGCTTGAAATCAAGCTAGCTGAGTGTTTTGCTCGTGAGTGCTTGCTAATGTCTGCTGTGGCAGAACAGAATGATAAGATTTCTGAACAAGCTAAAGAAATCGCTGAGTTACGCTCCATTGTTGAACGCAATGCACAGGCTACTAATTCAAGATTTGACAAACTTGAAAAACAAGTGGCCAATAGTAATACTAAGAAACCGTTTTGGAAACGTTAAGGAGGAAATTATGTTAGAAAAAGCAAAGAAATTGGCAGCTCAAGAATTTTCACGTCTGTCAGGTCGTGAAATCAAGACTGAAGACTGTTTTGTGGTTTGGTTCAGCAAAACCCTGCAAAATTGGAAAGCATTAGTCAGCACTAATCAAATCAAGTCTGATGAAAAGTGTGGCGACTATGCGGAAGTAACTCATAATGGCGATAAAGCAGAAACTTATGTGGATGTCTATGCCAAGATATCAAACCGAGCAATCAAAGATTAGGAGCGTGATCACTCATCTTGACTGGTAGGAAAGACTACTGTAATTAGATATTTACCGTTTGGAAGTCCAAGCGGTTTTTATTTTGCCCTGGATATGGCGTAAAAGTGTCTGTATCTCAGTCCCTCGTGACGTAAAACAAAGGAGTTAAGACATGAGTCTTAAACGTGAGATGTTGGTTGACGCAGGTATCACAGATAACAGCGTGCTAGATAATATCATGCAAGCGTACGGTGCAGGTATTGAAAATGCGAAAGCACAGGCTAAGTCTGAGGTACAGGCAGAAAACGACAGCTTAAAACAACAGCTTGAGCAACAGAACCAAGCTATCAAGGACTTGCAGGCTAAAGAGGGAGCTAGTGAGGAAAGCAAGCAACAGCTGGCAGACTTACAGGCTCAATTTGACCAGTACAAGACTGATAGTGAGACTAAACTTGCTCAGGTCACTAAAACAAACGCTGTAGCCCTTGCTTTGAAAGATGTGGGAGCTTACAACTCAGAGGACTTGATGAAGTTCATTGACCTAGACAAGATTGAGCTAGGGGAAGATGGAAAGCCTATCTTAGAGGACACAATCAACAACCTCAAAGAGTCAAGCCCTTATCTATTCCAGAGTGGAGATCCGCAGCCTAACCCTAAGATTTCTGTTGGAGGCAATCCAGCCGCTGGTAGTGGTGATGACGGTCTTTCAGCAGAAGATAAAGCACTGTTTGCAGGCTTTGATAGCGTGTAAACCCCAAAAAGAAAAGAGGTAATTTTACATGGTAGTAAACTACGCAGCTAAATTTGATAACAAAGTTGATGAACGCTTTACTAAAGAGGCCCTCTCAACTGGCATTATCAACCAAGATTTTGATTTCACAGGCGTTGACACAGTCAAGGTCTACTCAGTTCCAACATCAGGGATGAACGATTACAAGACGACAGGGCAGAACCGCTACGGTACAGCTGAGGAACTTGGTAACACCGTTCAAACTATGGTACTCAAGAAAGACCGTTCTTTCACTTTCACCATTGACAAGAAATCTGAACAAGATACTAATGGTGTCATGGAGGCAGGTAAGGCTCTTGCTCGTCAACTGTCAGAGGTTGTCATCCCTGAGGTCGATACCTACCGCTTTGCAACTATCGTAGCTGGTGCAGCCCCTGAACACATCAAGACAGCAGCAATCACCAAAGATGACGCTTATGAGGCAGTCCTAGATGGTCAGGTAGCTCTTACAGACGCACTCATCCCAACAGCAGGCCGTGTCTTGCATGTATCTCCTAAGTTCTACAAACTTATCAAACTTGACCCAACCTTTGTTAAAAACTCTGACCTTGGTCAAGAAATCACAATCAAAGGTCAAGTAGGTATGATTGACGGATTGCCAGTTGTCCTTACACCTACATCACGCTTGCCACAAAATGTAGAGTTCATTATCGCTCATCCTGTGGCAACTACATCTCCTGTTAAGCTGGAAGACTACAAGATCCACGACAACCCACCAGGAATTAACGGTAAACTCGTTGAGGGTCGTATCCGTTATGACGCTTTTGTCCTTGACAACAAGAAAAAAGCTATCTACGTTCACAAATCAGCGTAAGGAGGTAAGTAATGGCTAGAAAGAAAGCTGAGGAAACCACAGAGGAAGTGGTGGAAACACAAGAAGTAGCTGAGGAAACCACAGAGGAAGTGGTGGAAACAGTTTCTATCAAAAAGTCAGTCACTTTAACTAAAGATGGGGTATCATTTACCCTGTCTGACCCTATCATGATTTCAGCCTTTGAAAACCAAGGCTATGAAGTGGAGGAATAACGAAAAATGGCAAAATTCAAAGCAACATCAAACGTTGTCTTTGTTATTGACGGCAAAGAAAAGCATTTTGATAAAAATGGTGTATATGACATGGAAGTAAAGACAGCTGATGAGCTAAATGCTAAAGGGAAACTTACCCACCCTGAACTCAGTCCATTCTTTGAACGTGTCGAAGAAGAAAAAGCAGCAAAGGCGGAGAAGTAACACCGCCTTTTTTAATTGGAGGTGGTTACTATCGCTTATTTAACTGAAAAAGAATTTGAGGACTTTGGTTTTGATGAAGTTGATGACTTTGACAAATTACTAAAGAGAGCTGAGGTGTCTGTTAACCTCTTTCTTAATGGTTTCTATGACTTTGTGGACTTTGAGAAAGAAATTGAGCACAGAAAGCAGGCTGTCAAAATGGCAACAGCTTTCCAAGTAGCTTATCTGGACACTAGTGGTATCATGACTGCTGATGATAAGCAATCAGTAGCCAGCGTGTCGCTTGGTCGTACCTCTGTCAGCTACAGAGACACTTCTCAGACATCTTTGGAAAGTGCTAGGTATAATTTATCACTTGACGCTCTGAACGCTCTGAAAGGAGCAGGATTTGGCTACAGGGGGGTAGGTTATGACAGACATTGACAAGCGCTTGTTAGTTGATACTGTGACAATCCAAAAGACCATAGAGGAACTAGATGGCTGGGGTAAGGCTAAATTAGCTGACCCAGTCACTCTGAGTCATGTTAGGTTTGATAGACAGTATCAAGTCCAAGGGACGCAAAATAACCGCAGAGAGTCCAAACCTAGCCTTTTGTTTGTGTATCCTAAATATTGCCCAGTAGTCCTAGATAAAACCTTTGAAAATGCCATAGTCAAAGACGGAGAGACAGAGTACAGGGTGACTACTGTAGTTCCTGTCAGCTATCCTCATAATAAGAAAATCTTTTGTTATGAGCTGGAGTGTATCTGATGGGGACTAGCGTTTCTGTCAAAATTGACCTAAAAGGCATTGAGAAAAAGGTATCATCATCAGCCTTGGCCAAAGGTAAGCTAGCTATTGCTAATCAGATGATGATTGACATGCAACCATTTATCCCACGAAAAAGTGGAGAATTAAGTGGTAGCGGTCAAGCTACAAGGGATGGAGTAAGATACCCTGGACCTTATGCAAGAGCCCAATTTTACGGTTCTAGCTACAACAAGCGTAGGAGCTTTACTTTTAGCCGTTACACCACTCCTGGAACAGGTAAACGTTGGGATTTGAAAGCCTCAGCATTACATGTTAAGGATTGGGGTAAGACTGGTCTTAGAGCAATGGGAGTTAAAGCATGAACAACAACGATTTTTCAGAAGTCCTTAGAGATTTCATCAACACACTAAACCTACCTCTGACTTGTAGACTTGATTACTTGTCAGAGAAAGAGGGCTTAGTCCTCTATCCTTTGCCTGGTGGCAAGATTGAAAAAGAGTACATGAACGGTAAGCAAGATATTAGTCTTGTATTTGAAGTGGCAATCAAAACCACTGATCACCAAAAGACAAGCTCTATCCTGTGGGCTATCAACTATGCTCTTGCTGATTTCAACCTTGAGCTACCTAGTCAAAATAATTCATATCAATTCAGGGGCCTTGAAGTCTCACAGCCATTCCTTAATGACCGTGATGACCAAGGCTTTTATGTTTACATGCTGGATATTACAGCACGTTTAGAAACAAATGGAGGAAATTAAATGCCAAAAATGAAAAACGCCAAGCGTAAACACTATGTAGCGCCTTGGCTATCAACAGCACCAGCAACCGAGCCAGCAGCTGACGCTTGGAAATGGCTTGCTGACGGTGTCACTACCGCTGAAGTCGAAAGTGACGAAGAAACAGATGATGTAGCATACTACAACGGTGACGGTACGCCAGAAACTACCGTGGTATCTGTCAAATATGGATATACCTTTGAGGGTGACTACATCAAGGAAGACGCAGCCCAGAAAATCATTGCTGATATGCGTTTCTTAACTGGAGACCAGCGTAAAGTGTGGTTCAAAGTTGTTGACCCTGATGGTAAGACACAGTATTCAGGAGTTGCCACTGTATCTGAAATTAAAATCGGAGGCGGTGAGGCGTCTGAATTTGAGGCTTTTGAATGCACGATCAGCTGGAACTCAGTACCTAAACAATCTGCTGTAGTCGGTGGATAAAGTAGCTTAGGGGAGTGAATGTACTCCCCTTTTTTTAATTTGATTAGTAGGAGAAAACAAATGGTAGTAATTAAAAAGCGTAGCAATGTCATTCCTGTGGAGTTTGATGGTTTTACCCTTGAATTTTTAGCTAATGACAAAAACATCCGCAACATGGAGGCGGTTGGTAAAAAGTTAAAAGTTGAAGGTCAGAAAGTAGCAGATACCGAAGATGAGAAAGCCTTTGACGCTTTGCAAACTATGGTAAAAGAGTCATGGGTTGACCTATTTGATGAGGAGGCATACAACAAGGTTTACGCTTACTCTGATGAGTCTACAGTTGACACTATGGTCTACTTGCTGAAAACAATCTCAGGAGTTGTAAGTGAATGGGAAAAACGTAATAACGGTGACGCACTCAAGAAGTATCTAGGTGACTGATATGCTGGACTTATCAAGGAAATTGACAGATGAGTTAGTCCTTGGTGATGATGTGTATCCAATGAACATAGCTTTTAACAAGGTCTTGAAAGTCATGGAGCTTATCAATGATGATGAGTTTGATGACATCTACAAGCCTTATCTAGCTATTCAGATGTTTACTGATGTTGATTTTACAGAGGCTCTGACCCCTGAACAAGCAACAGCTATCTTTAAGCTAATTTTTGAAGAACACATCCGAATTATTCCAGCTAAAGAAACTGCCCCAGTGCTTGACCTAGCAGGCAATCCAATCAAGAGTAAGATACGCTCTAAAAGTCAATCAGAAGACGGTGAGCGACTCTTTAGCTTGAAGTATGACGCCGAGTATATTTACTCATCATTCATGCAGGCCTACGGTATTGATTTGATTGACGCTCAGAATAGTCTGCATTGGAAAAAATTCAATGCCCTACTAAATGGGCTACCTAGTGATACTAAGTTTGCTGAGGTGCTCAAAATACGCTCTTATAAGCCACAAAAAGGCGATAGTAAGAAGTATAAAGAAAGCATGAAACGGCTCAAGAAAGAGTATGCACTACCAAAAGATTTTGACTACTAATCAGGAAAGGAGAGAAAACTATGGCAGATGGTTCAGTTACTATCAAGGTTGACCTAGACGGTTCTAGTGCCCAGTCAGGAGTCAGCAAATTAAAAACTTTGTTAGGTGGACTAGAAAGCACAGGCTCAAAAGTTGGGTCTGTTTTTAAGTCGGTTCTAGGAGCTAACCTGATTAGTTCTGCTCTCACTACTGGTATAGGTGTCGTTACTGGTGGTATCCGTGACATGGCTGGTGAGTTGACTAGCTCACAAAAAGCATGGAAGACTTTTGAGGGAAACCTACAAGCGTTTGGTCGCTCTCCTGAGGTCATCAAAGCAGCTAAGACTGAAATGCAAGATTTTGCTACCAAGACCATTTACTCTGCCTCTGACATGGCTAGCACTTACTCTCAATTAGACGCTGTAGGGACTAAGAATGTTGGTAGCTTGGTTAAGGCTTTTGGTGGTCTTGCAGCCTCAGCAGAGAACCCAGCCCAAGCAATGAAGTCATTATCCACCCAAGCAACACAGATGGCAAGTAAGCCTAAAGTAGCTTGGATGGACTTTAAGATTATGATGGAACAAGCTCCAGCAGGTATGGCGGCAGTTGCTAAAGAGATGGGCATGAGTACCGCTGAACTGGTTGCAGCCGTCCAAGACGGTCAAATCTCAACTGAGGCATTCTTTGACGCTATGAACAAGGCAGGGAACTCTGACGCTTTCCAAAAGATGGCTACAGAGTTCAAAACTTGGGACCAAGCAATAGACGGAGCTAAAGAGAGTCTGTCTAATAAGCTAATGCCTATGTTTGAACATCTCAACAAGTTTGGTATCAAAGCAATCAACGCTCTATCAGACGCTATGGAGAGCATTGACTTTAGTGGTATGGCTAATGGTCTAGGCAAGTTCCTTGATGGTATCAACGTTGAGGGTATTATCTCAAAGGTTAGCAGCACTATCTCAAATGTGGTTTCTAAGGTTCAGACTTTCTGGACAGCTTTTTCCAATACAGGGGCAGTTACTGCTTTTGTTGGAGCTATCCAGAGTATCGCTGGTGCTTTAGGTCATGTATGGGATAGCTTGACTGCCTCAAGCGTTCTAAACACTTTAGCTAGTGTACTTGGAAATGTGGTCAAGTGGCTTTCACAGGCTGCAACGGTAGCGGCTAACTTTATCAGCTCACTACCTGCTGGAGCAATTCAAGCGATTGTAGGTGGCTTAGTCGGTTTAGTAGCAGGGTTCAAGGCTTTTAACTTTTTGAAGTCTTTTAACCCGTTCAACCTATTCAAGCAAAATGCCACCAGCGGTGTGAGTGGTGCTACATCAGTTGTTAGGTCAGCTAGCGCAAGCGTGGTCTCAATTATCCGTAGCCTTGGGCAAAGTGTAGCAACTGCCGCTAGAGGAATTGGACAGGGAATAGGTGCCGCTTTTCGTGGTATTGGTCAAGGCTTGGCTATGGTCAATCCTGCCACTATCGCAGCCTTGGCAGTACCTATCTTGGCACTTGGTGCAGCCTTTGCCCTAATGGGTATGCAAGGACAAGGGATAGCTACAATCCTACAAGGTGTGGGGAGTGTTATTGT